GGTGAAGCAACTAGAATTGCCATTGCTGTCATGATTTTCTTTAGCATAAATAACTCCTAAATTCAAACTGCTTATTGCAGCACCGTTATATATAACACCAACATGACATTATGATGACAAAACGTCAAAATGGAACAATAAAGTCTTCTCCAACTGAAATTAATCTTTCCAGATTTTTGATCTCAGTTTTCAATTTCTCTACGTTTTCTCCGTTCCATTCTGCTTCACTCAATTGCTTTCGTTTAGCTTTGAGTACATCATATGTACGGGGGAAAGGATCGTTCATCACATCATACCAATCGACTGCATGTAAAGTTCAAGAAGTGTCTCTTCCTCTTGACGCTCTTCCCTTGACTTACGACGAAGAGAAACGATCTTGCGGACAATCTTGGTATCATATCCCGCAGACTTCACTTCAACATAAATCTCCTTGATATCCTCAGAGATTGCTCGCTTGTCTTCATCCAGTCGCTCAATACGATCAATGTATCCCAGCAACTGATCCTTATTCACATTATCACTCATTGTCAATATCCTTTTAGAGAAAGTGGTGGGGGAGATTTCTCTCCCCCGTTTTTATTAGGCAGCGTCAGCGAATTCCACTGCCTTTTCCAGAGCCAGAACCTTGCGGTTGCGGTTGGGACCATACCATGCAGACTGCAAACGAGTCTCAGGGTTATGACCAAGAACGTGATCGGTGGTGAAGGTCACAGCATTGAAAGCCTGCCACCACGAACCCTTACCAAACTCTGCTCCCGGCTGAGTGTCGAGAACTTCCATAACCTGAGTCGCAGGACGAGAAAGAACTTTCTTGTTCTCCTTTGACATAGCAGGAAAGATAGCCTGCAGATATTCAGTGAGGTTTTCCTCATTGTACTGGCGAGACGAAAGAAACTCAGCAGTTTCCTTGTAGGTGTCCATCTTGGTGTGAGCGATACCCAAAGTGCGACGAACCATATCAGCATCAAAAGCACGGCGATGGTTCAACTTCACCATAAGGTCACTAGAAGTACCAAGAGCCAAGGTGAGCGTGTTGTTGCAGACGACACGGATGGGAGTAAACCGAATGTCAATCGACTTACCATACTCATGAGGATTGCTGAACAGAAGATACGAATCCACACGATCACCACCAAGGATTTCGAAGCTATCCTTAACCTTGGCGAGAGCCCAAACATTCTTACCCTCACGAAGCGAACCAGCGGTATGCATTTCCATGTCACCAGCCATCACGAAGTCATGAAAGAATTCGAAAGCTTCGTGATTTTGAACAGGCTTCCAGTCAGCGGAAACCATCGTCAGAATCTTGTCGTCAGACGAACGAACCAAAGCCTGAGTGTCAGTGACAATCTTTTTACCCTTGCGAGTGATGAAGGTCGGAACCTTCTCAACCGTCCAATCCAGACCAGCCTCTACGAGCATCTGGTCAGGGGTGAGATCATGATGAACGCTCTTGCCAAGACCATGCCAAGGGGTTTCACCAGCGTAAGCCATCGTTTCCACATTGTGCGCCATAACCAATTTCCTTTCAGTTCATGAGTCCCTTGACTCAATATAAAGATACTACCCTATCACCATTTCCGTGTCAACTGCTTTTTTGAAAAAAATTTCAACTTCCATCATCTTCGTCGAGATTTTCTTCGTCCTCGTCTTCCTTATTCCATTCCTTCCAGTTTTCGTAGTCATCCTCAAGGTTGAAATCTTCAATCAGGCTCTCAGGAATGTCATCACGCCAATCCTCATCCTCAAAGTCAACATTGTAACATTCATCGCCATCTTCACTGGTGTAGATGCCAACAAAAGACATACCTTCCTCACGATACTTAAGCTCAACAATAAAACCAAGGTCTGTGAGTGCTTCCATAGCTGTTACAGGTGGAGACCATGCAGATTGGAACCATCCTGTGGCGGATTTGGTCTCAGGATCATAATCAAACTCTCCTTCTGCAATTTCCCACTTTGTTCCCCAATTTTCGATGCGCCACGAGTACCAGCTTGTATGACCAAACTTTTCGTGGTTTGCAGCTTCCAAAGCCTTGACACGATCATTATAACCTTCACCAGTCACAACCTCAATAAGAAGTTCAGGTGGGCAAGGAACAAATTCGTTCAGGAAATTTCCTTCCTTAAACGCCTTATCAAGACGCTCCATCATAGCGGGGTCTTCATGTGAAATAGAAATTGAATTATCGCACCAGTTAGGCATATGTTCTCTCCTTAGTTAGCATAACGGAAATAGCAGTCAACGATATCTTTCAGTTGTTGATCTGCTTCATAATAATAGTCCTCATCCATGATGGCAAGAAGAATCTCTTCATAATCATCTGTTGAAAGATGATTCTTCAAAACCTTTAGATACTTCTGACCTGTATCAGTATTCCTCACCTCTTCCTCAAGAGGATCATACGCAGGCTGTTCAGCCATCTTTGGGAATTGCACAACATTGCTCATCATTCTACTCCAAAATGTTCCATGATTGATTCTGCCGCTTTCAACGCATCGTTATCAGATGCGTATTCGCATTCAGAGATACATTCATCGATGATCATCAAAGCAAAATCCTTGAGGATATCGTTGATTGAATCAAACGCATCGCCAACATAGGCTTTGTCTCCTTCAATCATAAATCCAGCTTCGTTTGCAATTTCCAACAGTCGATTCATTTTCATCACGCAGCCACCTTATCACGAAAGTTAACACGGAACTTCATCATCTTCAAGTTGTCCTCAGTGCCACAAATCTCAACACGCTTGTAGGCATACATATCCATGTACTGGATCATGATCCAAGGAACGATGGTTCCAGCAGCGTTGAGACCCAGACGCATATCGACAACCTCACCACGCATCAGACCAGCTGAACTGGTGTAGCGAACACGATCACCAAGCTTCACGCCACCAACCTTGTCCACATTGTAGGAATTCGTATCCATGACCATCTCCATCAGTTGATGATTGATATTAGCATACCCACAAACGGTGTCAACTGTTTTTTTTATTCAGGCGCATCCGTAGGAGGTGATGTGCGTATGTCTGTTAGACCATTTTCGGCACATTCATCTGGATATTTTACCCACATTTCGCCCAAAAGTACCATACGTACTGCATCTGCACCATAAATGTCAATCACATCAGAATACAACACAACCGCATTGTAATACTGATCGAATGACCAAAAATCTCTTACGTTAACATTTTGTTCTACAATTTCTTCGTCCATTAGTCAACCCCTATCTTGGAAGAGAAACGAAATTATCTTCGCATTCTCTAGGGTATTTAGCCCACATTTCCGTCAGCATGGTCTGGACAGCATAATCCACCCCCGGCACATCTGAGATTTCCGCAAGAAATATGATTTCTTCCATGTATTCAGAGAACTTCCAATTGTTGCGCTTCATGACAATTTCTCCTGTTCACGAGAAAGAAGATTGATCCATGTGAACCAAGCTTCATACTCAAATTGCTGAGTTGTGGCTTCTGAGAAGTCCAAAACCATGTTCTGGAATACGAGACGAGCGGCATCCTCATCGCAGTTGAAAAGGTTCATGATTTGCTTGATGTAGATCATTGTTCTCTCCTGTATTAGCGAGGGGCGAAGGGATTGTGGTCCTTGAAGTCGATAGTATATAACTCCATGCTCTCACGATAGTACTGATCTTCAAGCTTGTCAAGAATTTTCATAGCTTCATGGTAGTCATTCAACTGAATTTTCTGATCAACACTGTAACGCTTGGTCTTACGATTCATGACCTTGCAGATGATGGTGTAGCGAGACATTTGCTTTCTCCGTTGTTGATGATCATTTATATGATAAAAACAGGGTGGTGTCAAGCGGCTTTTTTAGCCGCTTCCTCAGAAAGTTGCTTCCAATACTTGACGATACGAGGAGTACCACGAACGTCAGTCCTAAGCCACTGATTTACCTGCCATTCCAGCAGCGTACCATGCTTGATGAAATATTTGGCAGTGATCGAACCCTGACGAGCATCAGCCTGCGTAAAACCACGATTATTCTGATGCGTAGCAGCATTCACAACCTTTTCGTCCTCAGTCTGGCGACGGAACAGAGCAACACAGGCTCGACCAACGATACGAGCCAGCTTTTCCTGATCAGCGGTTTCGATCATGTTGAGAAGAGAGTTCTTGGTAAGCATTGGTATCTCCATCAGTTGATAATCTTTTATAGACCATGATGGAATTTGTGTCAAACAAAAAAATAGCCCCGAAGGGCTATTTTGCAATTATTTTTTTATTAATATTTGTTACCAATTGTGTATTTTGTAACAAGATTCCACTTATCTTTTTCTTTGAAAGGAATGATCTTGATCTGGTTCAATGGGGATTGCAATTCATCCACCTTGTCTGGATCAACAATATCGAGCAATTCCCATTCTTCTAAAAGAGTGACGATCCTGTTGCGTCTGGCAACATCACTCTCTGCTAGTGTGGAATCTTTACCGTCAAGCAAAAATAGTTCTTTGAAGTGAACTATGTAGTATTTTCCCTGCTTATGAAGAATGTGACAGGATTGATATAGGGTATTTTCTTTTTTAGAAGCAAGACCGATACGAGAAAGTGTTTCTTTAATTTTCAAGAAATCTTCTGGGTTCTTTAGTCTAACTTCCACCAACTGATTGAGATTGAACATTATTACCACCTTTTATTAATTTTCTTATTATAAGGGCCAATTGCTCATCAGTCAGTACATTACCAATCTCACGAGCCCTTGCATAGTTTACGTTATAATATTCCATGATGGCTTCAATCTTAGGTTCATCCTCTTTTTTATGCCACTTAGAATACCTTTTGCCTTTTCGTATACTATTTAGGTAATAATCATTTTGAAGTTTGTTATCAACATTGGGATACATGTTAATCTCATTGGCATACATAACAGTATCTTTATAATAAGAAAAAGCCTTATTGATCACATAAGGCTTATAGAAAGTTTCAGCAAGATCAGGATTTTCTGAATCCCTAATCAGGTCTTGTTTGCTATCATTAATTGCTTTGACAAAATCAAACGGATTCATCATTCAAACTCAATGTCGATCATGATGCGTGTGAATGCAGCAACAAGATTGATTTCAGGATCAGCCACAAACGCAGCTTTATATTGATATTCAGCCAAGATCAAAACCAACTCTGGGATAGAGTTAGATTTAACAACATCATTAGACATATCATAAAGCTTACGGAATGTGGTGGTAGTATCAGTATCAGAATTCTCTGCTACCCATTTACGCATTTCAGCAAAGTTTTTATTCTTTAAATAATTAACCAGAACTTTGATATTATCGTCTGAGAGGTTAACAAAAATACCAGTATCAATAGAACCATTAACGGAGTATCTTTGGAGTTCATTGATAACTCTTCGCCAATCAGGTACGTGCTTAGAAATAAGTTCAGCGACAACAGACTTATCAAAAGTAATTCGCTCAGTATTGAGAACATGTATAATCCTTTTCATAAATTGAGAAGCAAGCTTTGGAAGATCATCCTTCGTGATCTTAAATTCTATAAGAGAACAACGAGAGTGGAGAGGCTCAATGATCCTGTTCTTGAAGTTACAGGTAAGGATGAAGCCACAGTTCCTAGAGAATTCCTCCATAAAATTTCGGAGTGCTGGCTGGGTAGAGTTAGCGTTGAGATAATCAGCTTCGTCGAGGATGACGTACTTTCGTCTACCTGTGAAGGATACGGTAGAAGCGAAGTTGAGGATTTCTGTTCTGAGTGTGTCGATGTTTCCATTCATACTTCCATTAATTACAATATAATCGGCATCAATCTGATCAAGCATAGCACGAGCAACTGTTGTCTTACCAACACCAGCTGAACCAGACAAGATTAGATTAGGGATATCATTTTGAGAAACGAAAGCCCTGAAGGTCTCTTTAAGACCATCAGGTAAAATGCATTCGTCAATAGTCTTGGGTCGATACTTTTCTACCCAGAGAAATTCATCAAGCATTTGATTTTCCTATCAAGAGTTGTACTTGGATTCCGCCTCAGTCATTACGAAATATTGAATATTATCGCCAGTGAATGATGAAATACCTTTTGAGTTAATCTTAATATCATAACTCAAAGGAAGCAACTTGACAAGATACTCAACACGGAAAACCATATTAAAAATCTTTTCAGTTGGACCAACTTCAATACTAAATGTATCAGACGTTGGATTTCTAGAATTTATAGCACAAACCTTAATAGTTTTTCCATCACCAACAACTGCAATGTTAGGAACTTGAAGAACTGCAGCTGCTTTCAATACCTTATGAAAATCATAATGATTGATAGAAAATTCAACATCAGCTGGATCAACAACAATCTTCTTATCTTCTGGAGGTGCAATGATTGAAGAAACATCAGCATATGTATAATTAACAACCTGATTGCCAGAAGCAATCGTCAGTTGATGATCACCAAAATCAATATCATGATCTTGGAAAAGAGAAAGAACACCAAGAAACTTTGGCAATTCATAGATTGCAAACTGTTGAGGAAAACTCTCCTCAACAGTCGCAGTAGCGTAAATAGACCTTTGAGTACCAACAGTCTTAAGAACATTTCCCGGTCGCACCAAAATAGAACCATTGATGCTGGAAAAGTTTTTCAAGATATTGATAGTATTTTCACTGATTTTCATAATATAGTATTCCTTTTCACGAGTTAGATAGGCTTGAACTTCTTCAACATTTCAGGACTTGCGATTGTATCTATTGGTATAGCCTTTGGGACTGTCGGAACTGGCGATGCAACTTTTGGAACAGCAGCGCCGGGTTTAAACTTATTCAAAAGGTCTGCGTCAGCTGTAGCAGAAGCACCAATAGATGCAAGTGCGGGAAGCTTACCAGCAAAGACATATGTACCAGCATGTTGCAAGTGCATCCATGGGCACAACCAAACCTTCATTCCCATCTGACGAACATTTTGACAGAACATATAATCTTCTGAAAGATAACGACGAGTCTTAGGGTCGATTATACAATCAAAGTATGCATGGATTTCACGAGAACCATCAAACTCTGCAGTGCGAACATGGTCTGGCTTATAAGAGTACTGAGGATAATGTTGCTTGTACTTATCGAATGTAGGACGACGAATCATCATAAATCCAGTACCAGTCTCTAACACTTCTGCAGGTTCGTCAAGTCGAATTGTCTTGCTCGTTACACCATCTTCCATTGCTGGATTGAAAACAAAGTCACCAACAAAATCTTCAAGATTGTTTGGATTGTTATCTGCAGCACCTTTATTGACTGCCTGCAAAATCTTTTCCCATGTAATACACTTCTTAGGATAAGGTCCAGCAATAACATCATAAGGCGAATCCTCATCCTGCAATGCCATCAATGCAATAACATCCTTTGGATCAAATCCAATATCAGAGTCGATGAACAAAAGATGATGAGCATCTGAACGCAAGAATTCATCAACACAATAGTTTCTTGCACGAGTAATTAGTGACTCGTTAAAAAGAAAATAAGAACGGATTTCAATTCCATACCTTACACACATAGCAGTCAAATCACACATAGACCTAGTGTAAATACCGCCAGCCATACCACCATACATTGGTGTTGCTACAAATAGCTTTCTATTTCTTAGCTTTTCAATATCAATTTTAATTTCCATTATTATTTTCCTCTATAATGATCAACATAAAGACACATCATAACATAATGCAATGCCTTCATCAAGTCTGCTTTATTGTTTCCGTTCTTTTTTCCATATCGCCAGAGATACTTGAGTGCTGTATTCCTGAACGTGTCTGTGGAGTTACCAAGTGCAATCCACGCATCAAAGCATTCGATTGACTCTTCATCTGTCTTGTAATGCTGAGAATAGGTTGCGTCAATGTAATCTTTAAAATCCGCAATGATATCTCCCTCTGCATACTTATAATAAAAATTATTACCATGCCTTTCTGGGATATACTTATTTTCAAAAGTGAATGTTACTTCTGGCTCAGGCATGTTCTCATACGCTTCTTCTACTTGCTTATATGCAATATCTTTCTTCACCATAATATAGTTCCTTTCACAAAGTAATACAGTCTCTTAGAATTCTTTCAACATCAGGTGGTTCCCAACCTTCTGGCTTTTGAACCTTACCATCTGCACGGCGAATAACCTTACCATCAACAAGCTTCGCCATATTAGAAGCATGTACTTCTTCAAAAACATCATCAAGAGGAATGCCATAAGAAACAGCAGTTCCACAAATAATATAAATCATATCAGCAAGAGCATCAGCAACTTCTACAAGATCATTATTAAGTTCTGCTACAACATATTCTGTATACTCTTCTGCAAGAAGCTTCTTACGAAGATCACGTTCTTCTTTAGAAGGAAATTCTGGCTTCTCACCAACACGTTGTTCGAAAGCTCGTTGAAAAGCTCGCACATCTGTAAACATACTCATTGCTTGACTCCCATAAGACAAATTGCATCACTGTTACGTAAAGGAATAAATGACCCACCAGCTGCAGTACACTTATCCATTGATGCATAATATTTTTCACTGGTATTTTGAACACCAAAATAAATTGCAGTAACAATACCTAAAACTACAACCATAAAAGTTGTGCAACCAATAAACCAATCCCACTCAATTGTCATATTAAATTTCCTTTTTTGACATATCTTCAAATTTAGCACCTTCTGTGAGAAGGCGATTAACTTCATCAGATATCATCTTTTCAACTTGTGGGGTGATTTCTGATTCTTTCAGCTTATACGCTGTTGTCTTGTCGTTGTCAATCTTATATATGTCCGCTAAGATATAAAGTCTGCCACTTTCCTCATCTTCTTTAATAAATTCATCATCTGGGAAAGTTACGAAATAATCACCAAGTCTAAATCCCGGTCTCTTATCTTTACTTATTTCTTTTACCATTTAATTTCTCCATTTTCTTGAACGCTTGTTCTCTATGAATACGATTTGCTCTTTTATGAAATAAAATTCCATTCAAATGATCCAACTCATGTTGAAAAACTCTGGCAGTCAAACCATCAAATACCTTAGTTACAATATTACCAGATGGTGTCTGAAAACGAACACGAATTTGTTTTGGTCTCTTTATCTTAATAAGAAGATTTGGATAAGAAAGACAACCTTCTTCTAAAACAATTTGTTCTTCTTCCATATGAACAATACGTGGATTGAAACAGACAAAATTTTCTGGATGACCACGCATAACGAA